AGAGAGCGCTGGTGATACCTCACTTTCAATCTGCTCAGATGCTTTGATCCTGTTGGGCGCAGCGCCTATATCTTCGTTTACAGAGGGTAGTGATGCCGCTCAGGCTTGTGACAGACTTTACCCAGACTTGAGAGATACTATTCTATCAAATTATCTTTGGTCTTGGAGCGTTAAAAAAGAGCAGCTTGCAAGGCTCTCAACTGCTCCTATTGATGAATGGAAATATTCTTATCAGATGCCTGGAGATATGCTCTCTGGTGTTATTGCGTTGTTTCAAAGTTCAGGTGTCGGTCAGCTTCCAGTTAGGTATGGCTGGGAGGTCTATGGGGATCAGGTGTTTACTAATTTTGAAAAAGTTTTCATCGACTATCAGGGAACTGTAGATGAAAGCAAAATGCCAGCTTATTTTGTTGAGTTGCTAACGTATGCCCTTGCTTCTAAGCTTGCTTTTGTAATTACAGACCAGATATCAAAGGCTGAATACTTTAGGGGTGAGGCTTATGGCTCTCCCTCTGATTCTGGCCGTGGAGGTCGAATGAGAGTTGCAATGAATATTGACGGGCGTGGAAAGCCGCCGCAAATCATTGAGGACTATTCGTTAATAGATGTGAGATACTAAAATGCGGATTGTTCAGTTCCAAACCAATTTCTCGGTTGGCGAGCTTGATCCGCTTATTCGCGCTCGTACTGACTTGCAGCAATATCAAAATGCCCTGGAGGAAGCGACGAATGTAATCATCCAGCCTCAAGGTGGATTTAAGCGCCGTGATGGTCTTGAGTTCGTTTATGACTTTGGTGATGCTTTTACAGATTTTAAAATTATCCCTTTTGAGTTCAGTGTGAATGACAGCTATCTTTTAGTTTTTGTCAATCAGCGGATTTATGTCTTCAAGGCTGGCGTTCTGCAAACAAACATTAATGCCTCTGGTAATAATTATATCACAGCCACAGATATAACGACTGCCATGCTCGATGAGATTAATTACACGCAAGCGGTTGATACGCTAATTCTCTGCCATGAAGATCTGCAAACTAAGCGTTTGGTTAGAAATGGAGATACATCTTGGACGTTAGAGAACTTGCCTCTAACTAATCTTCCTCAATATGCCTATGCATTTGATACGCATCAGCCTAATTTTACAATTACTCCAAGCGCATCCACTGGTAATATTACTATTACTGCTTCTTCGGTAACAACCGATACTGGCACGGCACAAGCTGGTGGCGCCGAAACAATTACACTAAAGTCCTCATCATCATATACATCTAACGATCAGCCAAACGGAATGTTTATAACTTTGACATCTGGCACTGGCTCTGGTCAAACTCGTCATGTTGAGGATTATGTTGCCTCTACAAAAGTTCTTACTGTTTATCCAGCATGGGATACAGCGCCCGATAATACAACTGGCTATAAAGTTGAGGCATTTGCGCCTTCTGCCGTTGGAGAATACGCTCAGGTTGTTAGCACTTTTGGACGCGCCCGATATGTAGAGTTTGTTTCTGCTACGGAGATGAAGGCTGTCGTTGAGGTCAACTTCTTTGACACTAGCGCGGTTGTTGCCGGCGATTGGGAAAGCGAGCATGGATATGAGGATGTGTGGTCTAACACTAGGGGCTGGCCTAAGTCTGCTGCATTCCATGAAAGCCGGTTATATTTTGGTGGATCTAAGTCACGACCAAATACGGTATGGGGTTCTGGGGTTATTAACTACTTTGATTTTAACCCTGGTACTGGTCTTGATGATGAGGCTGTAGAGGCAACGATCAACACAAACCAGCTAAACACGATTGTTAATTTGTTTTCAGGCAATGATTTTCGTATCTTTACAACCGGCGGTGAGTTTGTGGTTCTTCAAACCAGTAATGAGCCAATCACGCCCTCAACTTTTTTTGTTCGCCCGCAAACGCGGCTGGGCACAAAGGCTGGCATTCCGATTGAAGATCTTAACGGTGCGTCTGTGTTTATTCAGCGCCAAGGTAAATCTATCAATGCGTTTCAATTTGGCGATACGACCGCATCATACCAGATCCAGAACATCTCTGCTCTCAGCTCTCATTTGCTAAAAAATCCTGTTGATATGGCGGCGCGTCGAGCGGCATCAACTGATGAGTCAGACCGTTTGTTTGTGGTAAATGGCACAGATGGATCAATGGCGGTGTATTCCATCCTGGTTGGTCAAAACGTAATCGCGCCTAGTCGATTTACAACTGATGGTGAGTTTATTGCCATAGGCGTAGAGATTGCCGATGTTTATGTAATTGTAAAGCGCACCCTTCCTCAAGACAATACTGTTAAATATATGCTGGAGAAATTTGATCCCAGTATCACTTTAGATAGCGCCATTAGTCGCACTAATATTACTCCAGGCTCACCAGCTAATTCTATTAATATGGATCATTTAAGGGATATTGGTCATGGAGCTGGCAAAACTGTTTCGATTGTTCGTGATGGTGTTGTAGAGCCAAATCAAGTTGTGCCGCAAAATGCAGCAACAATTACCTTTGCTTCACCAGCAACGTCGAGCTTTCAGGTTGGGCTTGATTATACTGTCACTGCTCGCACAATGCCCGCCGAGCCGGTTCTGTCTTCTGGATCTGTTCAAGGATTTAAGAAAAGAATTGTTCAGGTGGATGCTATTGTAAATGAAACTCAGAACATGACTATTAACGGAAAGCTTATTTCGTTTAGAAATTTTGGTGAAGATGTTTTGGACTCATCTGTCCAACCATTTACGGGAATTAAAACTTCGCACGGAATGCTTGGATATAGTGGCACTGGACAAATAACGATAAGCCAATCTGTGCCTTTGGCCTTGACCGTTTTGGGTCTTGAATATCGTTTAAGTGTGGGGAACTGATATGGCTGTTTTGGCTCCATTAGCATCAGCTGCGGCAAGTGTGGCAACCAGCGGTGGCTTTCAGCTTGCTATGGCAGGGATTTCTGCTGCTAGTCAAATTTCTGCTGGAAATGCTCAAAGAGCACAATATGAGGCGCAAGCAAGGCAAGCGGAGCTTCGTGGCAGGTCTGAAGCTATTGCTTATAAACAAAAGGGCGCTGATGCTCTACGCAATCTAAACGAAACGCTTGCTGCAATTATTGCTCGCGCTGGTGCCGGTGGCGTTGATCCTACATCTGGATCTGCCGCAACACTGCAAGGCTTCGCAATGGGTGAGGGCGTAAGAGAGTTTAACATTGCTGCTGACAACGCGGTTATGGCTCTAGGCCAAGCAAGCGCACAAGCTGGTATTTACAAGCAAGCGGGTAAGGCTGCACAGTTAAGCTCTTATGTTGGCGCTGCCGGTACGCTTGGACAGGGCGCATACAGATACGGACAATTAGTATAGGTTAAGACATGGCTATCCTTCCCAGATATCAGCGCATTGGTTTAAAAACCAGACAGCCACAACAGATGGACTTTGCGGCTACGCGCGAGCAGGCAAGGCTTGGCCAGACTATTTCTCAGCAAGTAGATCGCATGTCAGACTTTGCCTTCAAACAGGCCGCTCAAGCAGCAGAACTGCGTGGGCAAGAGCGTGTGCGCGAGGAAGGTGCTTTGCCTACTCTGGAGGCTCTGCGTGAGGCCGGTGGGCCTACTACAATAGCGGAACGTGCTGCATCTGATGCCGCTAATCGGATTGCTGTTGTTGAGATCGAGAGCCTGGCGAAACAGGATATGCAGAACCTTGTTCGCGAAGCCGACAAAAGCAATATGTCTATGCCTGCCTTCCAGGCATCTATAGCAGATATTCAAGATGGATATGCGGCTTCTCTGCAAGCAGTTGATCCGGTTGCTGCTGGTGTGCTGTCTGCCCGTCTAGGCGATAGCGCAATGACCTATCAGGGTCGTTATTCTGATATCTCATTTAGAAAAGCTGAAGCTGCTGCAAAAGAGCGCGTAACTCAGATCGTTTCTATTGGCTCTCAGGAAATACTTGATAGTGCAATACAGCCAGGCGCAACAAGAGAAAGCATCGAGGCTGCTGGCGCAAAGCTATTAGAAACTCAGTTAGAGCTTGGCGTAAAGGAAGAAAACGCTCGCAGGGTTGTTGACGCAACGCTTAAGCAAGCTGTTAGGCAAAACCGGTTATATCTGTATGATAATGCAGATGGTATCGCCGCAAAGCAGCTATTGCTGGAAGAATATGAAAAGAACCCTCTGCCTGGTTATACCTATGAGCAGAACAGATCCTTTATGATCTCTCTCGATAACAATCTGAAGTCTGAAGTTAATCGGGCGCAACAGCAATCTCTCAGTGAATTAAATGATGCCATAGTAGTTCTTGGCGTTACTGGCGAAGCGCCAGAGGGGTATGAGTTTAACGAGGGTGCGATTGATGACATCTTTCCACCAGAGCAAGCTGCCGCTTACAAAGAGGCATGGACTGATGCAAATGAGGATGTTCTTAATCGTGGCGCTCTATCAAATATGTCACCGGCTCGAGCGGCATCTATAGCAGATGAATTATTCGATGAGATTAGCACATCTCCCGATCCCGCTAAGGCTGTCAAAAGGCATGCTGACTGGGTTGAGGCCGTTGCCAATAGAAATGATGCGATTGCAAAAGATTCTGGTCTTTTTGTCGCTCAAGTAGATGGAGCTTCTGCCAGACTGATTGAGGACATTCAAGTCAACATTGCCAACGGCGACATTACTCGCGCAGTTAAGGGAATTTTAAATCTCAACGATCAGACTGAATTTTATTTTAATAATTTAAAAACGCCACAAAATCAAAGAAATA